TTACATTGCTATGGCCAGCGAGCATGTCACGCAATGACTGAAGGAAGTTGATAGATTGTCTTGCGCCATCAACACCGCCATTTAGAACATTATCTTCCAAATGTTCCATGTGAGTGTTCTTTGCTTCGACGAGATATTTGTTAAAACTAATCATAGATCTTCCTTTTGCTTAATCTATTTAGGTAAAAAGGGAGCCGAAGCTCCCTTAGTTACTTTTTGTAGGACCAGCAGGTGTGGTCTTCAATCAACTGACGGTGTTGTATCCATTGTCGGAAATTACCAGACCAAGCATTACCTTTGTTGTCAAATCCAGTCGTTCCTTTCACTTGAACATCACCAGCCATACCATACGTCAGCGGTGTAGCCTGATGCTCAAACGGCGAAGCATGAACTGGCTTTGATTCTACCAGACGATTAAAGATATCGCGAGCCTTCTCAAGCGAATCATCTAGTCTGCGGTAGGATACCTGAGCGCAACAAGAAGACGAGATAGCCAGCGCATCTTCTAGCGTATCCTCTGAATCGAACGACCACTTACCATCAGCATAGTAAGGAACGTGCCATTCATTAGCACCAATATTTTGAATGTTGCTCTTGTTGTATTCTTCCCACATCACAACAGCCAGTTCGTGAATCTCTGGTTGTGCGTCAGGATGATTGCGTAGCCAGAAGAAGTTGTCAAACTCAGTAGCAGTACAAACAACTTTAATCATAGTGAATGGTTCAAGGATGCGATTCACTAGCTGTTTGTGATAGCCAGCAAATGCATAACGATTGGCATATTCAACCGCAGACTTCATAGCCTGCAACCAAATCATCGTTCCTTCTTCTGCGCTTAGTTCTTCCTTCGCACTCATTCCTGGCTGGTTCTTGCCCCAGTGAATAGGTTTGGCTGTGTTTGTTTCAACCAAGTCAATCATTTTACTTACTGGAATTGCGCGCGACGAAGCAGCATTGCGCGAGAACAGGCGGTGCGTCATGAACTCCGCGTGAATAAAGCGCGGATACTCAAGTTCGAATGTTGTGAGTCTCACGTCATCAGGTGAGATAGAGTCAGCGATAATCTTCGCCGAGATGTTTCCTTTGCCAATCATAATTTCTCCAAACAAAAAGGAGCCACCCGAAGGTGGCTCAAGTACCACTACCAATATTTAGTTAGAAAGAAATGACATCTTCCGTCGAGAGAGTCACAGACGATTGAACTTCGTCAACTTTCTTCGCCTTAGTCACGGTCGGATCAATCTTAGTGTAAAGGTCAAGCCAGCTGTCACGAGTGTCAGCATCAAAGCGAGCGACACACAGCTTGATGGCTTTCAGGCGGTCGCCGAACATCACATAGGCTTTGGCAATGTGAAGCAGACGGCGAGTAGACATGGTTTCGTTAGCGCCACCGTCATCGAAAGTCTTACGGATAGTTTCCGCCCAGTCAGTCAGGTAGCCGACGAACTCGGTTTGCGGATCGTTCATGGTTTCCTTAAACTCACCAAAAAGAATGTTCGACTCGACTTTCTTGGTCGGATATTCCTGTTCCATGGTAATAGAGAATCGCTCGAGGAATGCTTCGTTCAGGAACTGAGTACCAACGAAGCGACCGTCGTCCGAACCTTTACCTTTCGTGTTAGCAGTAGCGACGACGTTGAATCCAGGAGCAGGATGAACCATCTCACCAGTCTTCTTGTTAAGGAACGGTTTACCCTCGAGAACAGATTGCAGGACAGTAAAGCCTTGCGCGGTAGCATAGTCGATCTCGTCGAGTAACAGCAGAGCACCACGTTTCATGGCGGTAATGACAACACCCTCTTCGAAGATGACGTTGCCATCGACCAGAGTCTTGTCACCGAGCAGGTCAGACTCGTCGGTGAGCGGAGTGAAGTTGACGCGATACATCTCGCGCTTCAGTTCGGCGCAGATTTGCTCGACCATCGCGGTCTTGCCGTTGCCCGACTGACCTGTAATGAAAACAGGATAGAACATGTTAGAATCGATGACGCGCTTCAGGTCAGCGTAGTGACCGAACTTGACGTAGTTCTTGTTCTTCTCAGGAACATTGCTGTCAAAAGTATTAGAAGCGACGCGACGCTCGGTGTGAATGACGTTCTCAATCACAGGAACAGTCACTTTTACTGCACGCTTGGCTTGTTCTTGTTTCGCGATACTCACAGGAACTTTCACAGGCGAAGCATTATTTACAGCGAGGTGCATGCTTGGCAGATTGTAAAGACCGCGACCAGCTCGGTTGGCTTTGTCAATAACAACAAATCCGTACGAACGACCGCTGGCACGCTCGACTTCAATCAGTTCTGCGCGAGTCAGTTGGCTTTTATTGGGATACATCTCGATAGCTTTCGAGAGGAATTCAATTTGATTCGGTTTCATAATATATTTCCTTGGTAGAGGTGGTGGTTTTTCGAACTACAACTTATTGTACCTGAAAACAGTCCGAAAATAAAATAATGCAGGAACAAATCTAAAATACTCAGTAAAATCAATAACTTAAGATATCAATAAAATCAACGACTTAGCAGACTGCGGCTCTGTTAGATATCCCAGAACAGTCGGTTCATACAGTATTGATATCCGTATGCTTCAACTTCCCATGGCTGAAGGAAATACTCAAACTCCTTCAGGTCATAGTTCTTTCGACCATACTTCGCAACCTTATAATTCTCAATCACAAGTTTGCCAGTTGCGAACTGCCAAGCATGAGTCAACTCATGAAAGAGAATCTCGGTGTATTGACTTGGTGTCAACTTTTTCTTAAACATATTCTGGTTCACTTCAATCGTAAACTCATCTGGCTTGGTGCCGTGGGCTGGAATATGTGGGTCGCACCACGCTTCAGCGTGTGTTCTGCTTGACACAAACTCAACGTGTACGTGATTGAAATTGAACTTCTTGTCATCTGGAATATTCTGTACGAAGAACTTTACTGCGCTTCGTGTAAATGGCTTCAGATGTTTTGGAACTTTGGTGCTAGTAATGCGCATTTGAATCCTTAAATAATTTTGGCTGCAATGTCTTCGATAAACTTAGCGACAACGACACGACTGTCACGTTTAGAACCCATGTGGTCTTTGAAGGATTTCTTGAGATCTTTAACGATAACAGAACGATCTTTCACAACTTTCTTATGAGTAGTCGGGTCGTTCGGAACAATAGATTCTTCGTCGAACGTGTATTTGTCATCATCGAACGACCATTCGTCATTCACAACGATGTTCTTGTTAGACACGATAAAGAATCGGTCAGCGCGGAAAGTCGGTGACTTATGAATAACGGTAAAGCCATTCTTAAGTTTCGTGCTCCAATCAGCAGACCACTGACGTGCAGTCAGCAATGCTTCGCGCGGACTGGCAATAAAGTATCCGATGATGTTGACACGACCTTGGTTGCGGTCACGAATCAAATCATACATGAAGTGTGTTTCCCAGTTTCGACCATTTCGGTCAGAACGATAGGTGATACCAGTTTTCGGGTCAAAGTAGTGAGTCTGATTGGAACGCCAGTTGTCACACAGATTACTGCCAGATTCACCGTCAGTAAGCACAACAACGTTAGTCACTTCTGACTTGTGCTTGGCACGGAACTGTTGTACATATTCAGCAGTAATAAACAGAGCAGCATTCAGCGGTGTACCATTCAGGTGGAACGTGCGAATGTCATTGGTAAGATTAATTTTGTCATAATCAAACGGACGATCATCCGCATTGTGACCCCAATCATTGCGTGCTTGCCACAAAGCAAGACCGTAGAAGTTTGCCATGTCACGTTTGAACTCAGTAGAGTTTGTTTCAGACGACAGCATCTCGTACATGGTGACACGATTGTGAACGCTGTAAGTATTTTGTTCGGTGGTGCTGGCAGGTTTACCAGTAGAGAAATCTGGGATTGCGTTAGCAAAGATCTGAACCGAGAACGGAATACCAACCTTGCGACAGAACATAGCGAGGTTGATAGTTTGAATGACGGTATCAACGATCTGATTACACATAGAGCCAGACCAGTCAACAATCATTACCATTGAGTGGTTCTTACCTTTGTGCTCGATAATATTGCGACGGAAGATATCTTCAGCCAGCTGATATTTTGCCAGCTTCTTCATATCAAGACGACCAGACTTAGCATACTGATTGCGAGCGAACGAAGTCGCGCGTTTCTTGGCTTCAAATTCCTTCACCATGTTATTGATGACAGGAGTTTGCTGAGAAATCATTTCGTTAGTCTTAACAGTAAGTTCTGCGGTGACCGCACCGAACGCAGTGTCAACAACGGAACGAGTTTTCTTAACAGGAATCACCCAGTCTTTAGTATCAATCTTACCGATCGTGATGAATGAGTCAACAGGTCCGCCTTTCTGGGCTGCATTATTTTCCAGACCATCCATCCGCTCGCGGTATTCACGGTCGGTCAACGAGGTGATGCCGTCAACGGAAGCGTCGCGACCATCATCGGAATCATTCTCTAAATCGTCAGGTGCTTCCATCTCTTCTGCGTCACCGCGCTGTTGTTTAGAACCGACTTCGACTTGCATCTGCTCTTCGAGTTCGTTAGTCTGAGCCTGTTCCTTAGCGTAAGCATACAACTTGCGAGCGATGCGCTCTACGTCTTCCCAAGTTTCGGCTTGGTCGATCTCAGTCAGCCAATGACGCTCTTCGTCTTTGAAGGGAACGTGTATGAGCGAACCGATCTTGTAGTAACAATTGATTCGGTCAATCAGCGACGCTTTGTTAATGTCAATTTTGTGTTTCTTGAAACCGAAGAAGTCATCTTCCATCAGACGCGCATAGCCATCGCGGAAAGTGTTTCCTGCGCCAGCGAAGCGACGCTTAATCATTCGCTCGATACGCGCATCTTCGATAATGTTGAGATAGGATTTGAGATTCGGGTCTTTCTCGACCGCAGTGTGCCAGCCTTGCGCTGGAGTATAAAGAGCATGCGCCATTTCGTGGACGGTCAGCAAGTCATAGACTTCTTCGCTGGTGCGCCAGATCGGCATATGCATGGTGCGCGCTTTCGGATCGAAAGACGCAGTAGAAAATGTGGCAGAACGAACAACGCTGATATTCTCTGTCGCGATTAGACGCGCGAGATATTCTTTAGACGAGTTATATTCGTAGAACGATTGAGACATAGGTGGTACTCCTTTCAGATACACCTATTATACCGCGAAACAGTCGTTGAATAAAACAATTAAACCCTTACAAATCAATGACTTGCAAGGGTATTAAAATCGGTATGAAAATCAATGGGATAAAAACCCTGTAAAATCAACGACTTACGTTAGAACTGTAATTCCTTGAATTTTCCTTTGCTTTCACTAGTTTTCATGCGTGTTCCGAAATCAGAATTATCGAACGCTGGCTTATCCTCTTCGTTGCTTAGGGATTGCGCTGATTGTTCGACGTCATACAGTCGCATCTTTGCTCGGTCAACACCAACCACGAATCGTTTGTGGAACGTAGGGTCATTGTAGCGGTTCTTCAACTGCTTCACCATTAACTGACCAAGGGACTCTAGTTGCTCGGATGTAATCAAAGCGAACATCAAGTCAGCGGTTGCTGGCAAACCAAAAGACTCAGAAGTGTCTTCCAATCCTACGTCGGTGTTGCTGTATCCACCTCGTGTAGTTTGGGTCGCAGATACAACTGGTACATTAAATTCTACGGCGAGTCCGCGAAGTTCTTCAGCGATAGCCTTAATGTAAGTGTAGCTGTTGACATTGGCGCCAGACTTAATTCTGGACGAACAACAAATGTTAAGATAATCGATGTAAATAATATCAGGAACGAAGTTCTTCTTTAGACGAAGCTCGTTCAACAAGTGACGGAAATGTCCAGAACCAGCCGAAGCAGTCGGGAACTCTTTGACGATAAGTTTACCAACAGTCTTTTGACGGACTCGGTCAACTTTCTTTTGATAGGTGTCGCGTGGCAACGATTCAAGATCTTGGATATTCGTATCGAGTAAGTTTGCGTCAATCCTTTCAGCAATCTTCTCTTCTGCCATCTCCATAGTAATATAGAGTACATTCTTACCTTTAATCAGGTTAGCCGAAGCAAAGCTACACATAGCGAGGGACTTACCCACACCTGTACCAGCAAGAATGATATTCAAGGTTTTCCTCGGAAGTCCACCTTTAGTGATACGATTCAAGTAATCTAAGTCAAATTCGATACGCTCTTCTCTGCGATGATAAAAGTCAAAACGAGATTCATAATCTTCAAGGAAGTCGTGACCGATGTTAGTGTCAAAGCTGACACCGAGAGCGTCCGAAAGAAGCTTCGGAATCGCGCCACGCGACGATTCGGTTTTGTCGTCCATAATTTTAATGGACTGCATAATCGCGTTATAGATTGCCTTGTCCTGACAGAACTTCTCAGTCTTGTCAACCAGCCAATCCATTGTGTGTTCTTCGGTAGCCAAGTCGCCGATTAGTTTCTTGGCTTGCTCGAAGCGCACGCCATTTACACCGTCTTTACCAGACAGGTCAATAGCCAACGCTTCCCGAGTAGGAAGCGTGTTGTACTTGTCGATGTATTCCTTTACGATTTGATAGATAAGTCGCTGGGAATCATCTGCAAAGTATTCTTCTCGAACGAAGGGTAGAGCCTTGCGACTATACTCCTCGTTGAATGCAAGATTCGACAGTATTAGTTGTTCAATCATTAATCTTCAATTCCATCAAATACTTCGCTCACTTCATCATCACTCATGATGGCACCGTTAGCGATCTGATAATTTTGTTTAATCCAATCTTGGAAAGTAGGGTCGCCGAGTACTGGTAGCCAGAACTCTTTGCTATCTGTATCTTTGATACGGAACTTCTTATCTTCAACTTCACCAGTTGTAGTATTGACGCGCGAGTACCAGCCATTGCTTGGCTTGACTACGTGACCTGATTCAATCGCCATATCTAGCAGACCAGACCAAGTAGAGATACCGCCATCGAACGAAACAGTCACTGGAATCTTGGCTTTCTCACGGACATAGCGCGACTTCTCAACGTTGATAATAAAGTTGTAACCAATCAAATCAGTACCATCTTTGTCTTGCTGACGACCGACGATGTAGATATTCTGAGCGGAATAGTAGATACCTGTACCACCAGATACGATCGCTTTCGGGAACATACCTTGTTCCATGTAAATATGATTGACAACAATCATCGGAATATCTTTCAATGTCAGATGCGGTGTAACCATACGGAAGAACGATTTGAGTTGCTTGGCACGAGTCATGTCACCGACCGACTTACCATCAAGCGCATCTTCGACTTCTTTCTTAGAAGCAAGATTACCGATAGAGTCAACGACGATGATAACTTTATCACCACGCTTCAATTCATTCATCTGTTGCATGACGTCAAACTTAATCTGTTCGATATCAGTAATAGGAGTATGCATCACGCGCGAAGTATCAATACCGAACGAATCAAAGTACGATTGCGGAGTACCGAACTCAGAGTCATAGAATAGCAACGCAGCATCAGGATATTTGTCCATGTAGGACTT